CAGCTTCGTCAGATTTCGAAGTTCTTATCCGGATCGCGCAACCAGGGGAAGGCATTCAGCTCTTATTCCTTTATGGACTCTTCTGGCAATGAGCAGCGTTGGAAGATAGAGGAGATTGATCTAAAGTACAAGGAGTATATAGAGGCACTGGACTCTCACGATAAGCGCATCGATGAAGTACTCGTTTCTTCGTCGGACTGGATCCGTCGATATCCTCGATCAGCAAGCCCGGGATGATATCAAAGAGCGGAGCAGATACGTACTACAATCTGTTGCTCTATCTGATGACGCTCACACTTGATGATGAGAAGTGCTGCGAGCCATTTAATCTCGCGATACAGATCAATTTCCCTGACCTTTATAAGGAGGGTACAGGATCGGTTTCTTCGCCCCTCCCAGCTAAACAGTCCGAGGTCAGCCCCGAAAATCGCCTATCCAATCAAGCTACAGAATAATGAACATACAGACCCTTTTCCCGATCTGGCCGCCTTGCGTCGATACGCACCCGGTATCAGCGCCAGCAAACTCGCTGTACGACCTGCAGGGCATGCTGCCGCATGCTGAGAAGCAAGTTGCCGGCATCGTTGGTAGGCAACTGTTAGACAAGCTGCTTACTGCTGCGGAGACAACGCGCGAGGGGGAGCCATCCGCTCCGCATTTGCGAATCTCCTCCTGCTTAAGACAATCACCTTCGATTCCGTCAACAAGCGACTGACAGGCGAAAAAGACCTGTACCGGTACGAGGTTGACTCTATGCGAAGGGAGTACACAGACAACTACTATAAGCTGCGATGGATACCATCTTGTCTGTTGTCAGCAGCGAAGCGGAGTACGGCGAGTTTGTGGAGGGTAGCCGTGGGGGCTTCTCTGCTGAAAGAATGTGCGCATAGTCTCGTGTTCCGACTTCGATTCCCTATATCCGATCGACTTGTCGTATCTGTTCTTCTTCAGAACGCTTCCTTTTCAGCGAGAAGCACTACTTGAGCACGGAGCCATCTTTCGATCGTCTTGAAGAAAAGGAGGCAGATGATCCGACTATTGTCAATTATGAAGCTCTGACGCTTCAGGCGCGCCTGGCTCTTGCTAAGCTCGTTGTCGCGCTGGCGCTCGAGCGGCTGGACCGTTACCGAGCTGCCGGCTGTCATCCGTAACCTTTTGTAGAGCAAAAAGCCCTCCGCACTGGATACGACCCTGCGACAGCAACAGCGGCGATGGCAAGTCGACTGCTGCGCTCGGAGGCTTCAGTCGCTTTGTCGACTGTATCCATCGCCCTATCGGACACGCCGAACGCCGGCGGCTCGGGTATCAGGGCAACGGCGGAAGACAAGATCATCCTCATGCCATGAACACCCCACGGATAACGATCGAGACCCCCGACAGGGGTATATACCATCCCAATCGTTGGTCGCTCCTCGACCGGCGTCTGTTTCTTGGGACCATCGAGCTTATCGATAGGTGGCATGCGGGCATGATCAGCCCGATTGTGGCGCAGTCCATGTATGTATGCCTTGCGCTGGACATCGACCCGACCCGCATCAAGAATGAAGAGGGCATGCGTAATCTGTATTCTATCGCGAGGATGGTAGACTTCCTGTTCGACTACAATGAGGACAAGGAGGAGGCTCGCTTGCGGGAGCCTGTATTTGCCCGGCAGCTTTTCCCGTCTGTTCAGCTCGGCGGGCAAACGTTCCCCGGATACGACGTTTGTACCTCTGGCGGCATGCTCTCTGTCGATATCGCCGCTCTGCGTTTTATCGATGCCCTTCAGGCGCTGAGTGACAGCAGGGATGAGTCCATGCTGCGCCTCGTGCTTACGCTCTATTGTCCTGGTGGGTATTCTCCTTCTGATGTGCATAGACTTTCCGCGACCCTATACCCTCAAGTGAGGGCGGAGGAGTGGAGCGTCATCCGAGCTGTCGCTTTTCAGTTTTCCGCTCTGGCAGCCTACATTTTCCGCCATCCGAGGTATGCCATCCTGCGTGGGTCCGGCGAATCGGATAAGGGCGAAAAGTCGGAATACGCTCTCGGCATGGAAGCTTCGCTTTATCACCTCTGCGCAGATGGGATCGGGACGGCCGACCAGGTGGAGCAGCTGCCTTATTTTACAGTACCTCGAGCTGAGCTGATGCGACAGAAGCTCATCGAGGGGGTGCGCTCGATGAAGGAAATGGGTATGGAGATTGTAGAGATCGCGGATAAGTCGCGCCTGGATGTTGTAACTGTAGCTAAGATTCTGCAATAATGTTTAGAGAGATACTTCTTTATTTCGCAAAGTTCAGCAGCCGTGACGGCGTGCTAAAGAACTTCAGCACCGGCAGAAGCACGATAGACGGCTATGCCGAACTCCGTGACCAGCTTGAGGCAATCGACTATCTTGATGTAGTCCATGAGTTTATCTTCAGCCCTCACCTCGACAAGGTGCGTTCTCGCGTGTCAGGCATACTGTCTGTACCGTATTTATTCGTCGATTATGGCGAGATAACCCATGAAGCTGCCGTCCCGTCAGTATCGAGATGAGGCCTCATTGGCCGCACTGTAGCCTTTCCGCTCAGGGATGCCTCCGCCGACCCGATGGAGCAGCTCTTGATCATGGATGACTGCCTGCGTCGATTGGTGGATATCCGCAATCGCATCCTCGCAATCCGGTGCCCATCCGATCCGTACTATAAAGGTCTCGCCCGTGCCCACCAGCTTGTGCCATTCGATGCACCGGAGCTCTCCTCCGTCGGATGGACTATGACGTTCAGCCGCGACGGCTTCGATTCTCTCTATGGCAAGCCTTTTGATTGATCTGTTCCGGTGAAAAATAATCCCTAAAAGTTTGCGCGTGATAGTATTTTTACTATCTTTGGGTGTACTAATGAATAAACGTTTATATGAAGTATTCGAATTAGAGAAAAAATTAAAGGCGTCAGGGTGTTACTTCCTGCGTGACTCCAAGAATGGTCACCCGATCTGGCATAGTCCGATAACAGGTAAATCATTTCGACTAAGCAACCATCGGAGCCAAGAAGTAAAGGCAGGGACGCTTGCAAGTATCAAGAGGGATTCGGGGGCAGAGTTTTAAGCCCCCTCCCCTCGGATCCTCTTATAAGGTTAGATTATAAAAAAGCAATTGTTATGGAAGGAATGAAGAGAAAAGTAAAAGCGTTTATTGAGCGAGGTGTAGATGGCAGTTATGGGTTTATTTCAAAGAAGATCTGCCCGTAGGTTTTTGGGAAGGAGCCTCGTCCGAAGAAGCTATCAAGGACTTCGAGCTTTCTTTCGAGGATATGAAAGAAGAGGTGAGCGGAGCCGATCTTGAGCTGTTGAATTCGATTGAGTTTGAGTATCATCACGATGTGCCGAGCATATTGTCTTATTTCAGCGGTATTTTTACGCTTGCCGGATTGTCGAGGTTGACCGGTATCAATCAGCGTCAGCTCGGGCACTATCTTTCCGGGCATCGTCATCCTTCGGAAGCGACTACGCGCAAGATTGAGGAGTCGTTGCACCGCTTGAGCGAAGATCTGGGGAAGGTGCATCTGGTGTAGATAGAGAGAAGTGTGATGTCTGACGAAAAATTTTTCTTGTTTCGTAAAACAAAGTGTTTATTTTTGCGTTATCAAAGTAAAAAGGCAACGGACAGGTAGAGATTCGTCGCTCCGCCTGTCATAAACAGGGAGAAAACATGGCATACCTAAAAAACCTATGGCGGTTTATCGTCAATGGCTTTCGTGTATTCGGCGAAGCGTCCAGAGGGCAGTATAACACCCCAATCAAGGAGGTGGAAGATTACAAACAAGAAATTTTCGGTAGGGGTGCTGCCGGTATGGCTAAAGATTCATCTGCCTCACAAGAGGACTTGTCAGATTCGAGAAAAAGTCTTGAAGAAAGGTGTAACCGTATGATGCAGGGGCAAAATTTCACCTCACAAAGACAATGGGAGAAAAAAGGGGACAACTTCTGCCAATTTTCTCTATACGACTATTCCGGATACGAAACCCACACCACATCGATGATTAGATAAGTGCCCTATGCCGAGCTGGAGCGAAATACTGAACGACATAGACATTGATAGGCCAATCGATGTCCTGAATCAAAAGAGGTCTTTGTTTTTATCTGACATCAACGCTCTGACGGGGCGTAACGTTATTGCCTACTATTCCGGTTGGCTCAAGAAAGCAGATGCCCCCGGGCTTTCTATATCAGATCAGGATAAAAATGCCTTCATGTCGGCAGTTTACAAATTGGATAAGACCAAGGGTTTGGATCTTATCTTGCATACCCCCGGAGGTGATCTGGCGGCAACGGAGAGCCTTGTGGTTTATCTCAAGAGTCTCTTCAATAACGACATCAGGGCGATTATCCCCCAGATATCGATGTCTGCCGGCACGATGATAGCTCTTTCATGCCGGGAGATCATTATGGGCAAACAGTCGTCGTTGGGTCCGATAGACCCACAGATCGGGGTATTGCGTGTCAGGCTGTTATCGATGAGTTTGAGAGAGCATCAAGAGAGGTGGCAGTCGATCCGCGAGGTTGGGGCTTTGGCAAACTATTATCGGGAAATATCATCCACCTTTCTGACCACGTGTGACAACGCCGTCAAGTGGTCTGCCGAATTGGCCGAGAAGTGGATAAAGGAGGTCGATCCAAACATTGACCTCGAAAAGGTCAAAAACCTGTTCCTGAATCATAACAATTCTTATTCACATAGTCGGCATATCTCAAAAGAAGAGTGCAAGAGTGTTGGGATAAAGGTCATCGACTTGGAGTTGGATCCTCGTTTACAAGATGCTGTGTTGAGTTTGCATCATTGCTATATGATACTGTTTGACAGGCATCCTGTTTCCAAGATCGTGGAGAGTCACTCCGGCAATAGTTATATACAGAACTATTCTTCTCCGAGCTGATTGCTTATTAGAATACGTGTCTTTTACAGCCCGCTGCGCTCTTTTCGAGGTGGCGGGCTAATTTTTTTGCCTAATCGCTTGTTGTTTCAAAAAGAAACTATATATTTACAGTGTTATCTAAAGTTTCTCGGCGGGAGTAATGACCTGCCACATTTTGCGGCGGGTATTTTTTATACTCTTACAACAGACACAATATAGAGCGGTATCGCACCCCGTAAGCTCAAGTTAATGCTTGTGCAAAAGCCGAAAGACTTTAGATAACAGCGGGACAGGCGATGCCGCTTTTTTATCGCCTATAATGTTATCTAAAGCAATATGAGTACACTGAGAAAGGGCAAGCAGCCGGCACCAGCACAACCCCAAGCATTGGTTAAGCGATGCAGTCGCTCCATCCAAGACATTCTCGCGAAGTTGCGAGAGGTCATGACAGACTTCTTCGCCATTGATGAATTACTTTCGTATGATGTCGATACCATCATGTTCGAGGATGAGATCACCTTGCGAATATCCAGCGACAACGCTTGCATGGACGTACGTATCGTATCTTTGCTGCAATAAGGAGGTGAGCAATGAGAACAACCAATCAATTCAGCTTTCGAGCACAGGGTAAAGACCCGAAAGAGCTGGTAAGATCGTGCATAAACGAGATGCTCGAGATGTTGCCTGATGGCAATGGCTTCCAGCTTTCTGCGCACCTTGATGTCCGCCGTTGGACTACAGATGCAGGCGAGAAAGTCTTTATCGTCGAATCCGGTCTGGATTCTCCGACTGCCGTTTCTTTTAGTATAGTACGAACGCTTTCAGAGGAGGTGTCCGATGAGTGAAGAGATGAAGCAGCTTGACCTGCGTCTGTATGTAGATGCCATCCGCGCACGCTTTCTTCCGACGGATCGCGACGATGCCACCCACTTCTTCTCTACAGAGGAAGTGCTCGCAGCCATCAAGGCACAGAACCCCGAGCTCAAAGGGCTGTCATGCACGATCGTGCATGACGCTCTCACCGAGGCTGGCTTCCGCCTCGGGATGCATCGAGGCTCCCAGTCGATGACTTTTCTCTGGATGATGAAGGAGAAATAAAGCTATCTTAGCAGTATGATAACCTCTTCGATGATCAAACGCGAGTTCATACATCGCACAGTCGGTAGCGGGTTCCATCGCATCAGTAAGATGCAGGAGCGCGCTGCCGCTCGCTCCTACACAGGCGGTACGGGTTATATGCGTAGCTACTTCGCGAGTGTGCCGCTTGCAGTTGAGAGGCCGGGCGAACGCTACGCCCTGCGTACGCTGGACTATACCCGTTTCCTTGACATCAAGTATGCCAAGGGTGCCGCTTATCGCTCCTCCGGTCGGGCTCCGCTCTACAACCGCGTGGTTTGGGGCGTACTCTATCGCAATGTGATTCCGGCTCTCAAGTATGAGTTCACCTCTCGGACGCGCGAGCGGATCAGAGAGGACTTATCTGCAATCAACCAACCCTAAAACTTATATATATGTGGGATATGACACTTCGCCGGTTCTTGACCGGCTTGCTCTACCTCTCTGTGACTGTGGTAGCTCTGCTGCACGTGTTGGAGGTACCGGAGCTTTCCAAGGCTTTTTGGTTTGTACTGGGGTATGCTGCAGTTACCACCATCGTAGCAGCTGCTGTTCGTAAGATGCTGCCGAATCGACTCGGCTTCCCTCCGAAGGATCTTGTGCTCGGGGTTTTCTTAATTTCCTTTTTCGGCTTGAGTTTCTTTTGGCTGCTGTTCCTGCATCCGCTTTGGTTGTTTATAGCGATACCCTTGTTCCTCATCTGCGGAAGGCTATCCTCCTGCTCTTAAGCATCGTGGCAGCCCTGTTCTGACGGACGCTAAAAGCATCATCGATGTTGTCGCCCCTGTCCTTTAGGATGGGGGCTTTTTTGTGGACTTTCGCGCCATATCAACAAGGCATATATGGCACAGAGGCAAAAGGATGACATCATCAATGTCGTGTTCTCGGTTAATGCGAGTAAGGCACAGCAGCAAATACACGATCTGACTGCAGCAAACAAGGACTTGACGAAGGCTAATCAGGAGCGGCTCAAAAAGATGCGCGAGCTGGAAGTGCTCGGTCGCAAGGAGCAGCAGAGCTACAAGAACCTGAAGGCTGCCTACCTGGAGACTCGCAAGTCCATCGGCGACAATAATCGCGCTATCGAGCAGCTGCGGAGCAACCTCAGTCTTACGAATATGAGCTACAGCGAGCTGCATCGAGAAGCTAAGCGGCTGAAAGCGCAGCTCGACAATACCAGCCGGTCTCTCAACCCGACCGAGTGGAGTGCTCTCAATGCACGTCTGCAAGAAGTCCGTCGCAGCATGAAGCAGGTGGAGGTTGGTACTTATTCGGCTCAAAAAAGTCTGTGCGCCTCCATCAAGGAGGCCGTAGCCTATCAGGTGGGGCTGCAGAGTCTGGTGCTCTTGTTCTTGCGCCTGGTCGGAAATATCAAGGATTTCGTCCGCGAGGGTATCCGCATCGCCGGCGTGGCACAGGGTATCGATGAAGCCTTCAGCCGTATCGCGAACAAGGACTACCTCTCCTCGCTCAGAGAGCAGACGAAAGGGCTGCTAAACGACAACTTCCTCAAGAAGTTTACCGTTCAGGCGAACAACTTGGGTATTCCGATCGAGCATATGGGTAAGCTGCTGGCATTTGCCCAGCAGCGTGCGAAAGACACAGGAGAGAGCGTGGAGTATCTCTCTGAGTCTATTGTCAAGGGGCTTGGGCGCAAGAGTGTGCTCATCCTTGACAACTTGGGGCTGTCGTCCGTCCGTATCAATGAGGAGTTCAAGCGCACAGGAGACTTCGTCGCTGCTGTCACCAAAATTGTCGATGAGGAGATGTCCAAGGTGGGCAAGAGCCTGGATACGGCAGCTGAGGCGGATGTTCGCAGGGCGGTACGCTGGCAGAACTTGCAAGAGCGGATAGGAGGCTATCTGGTCAAGTTCTCCGAGATGCGTAGCAAGATCGAGTCGGGGTTCGTCGACTCCCTCGATCGATCTCTTTCGTGGATCGAGAAGCATTGGTCAAAGATTACGCTGTTGTTTTATTCGCTCTCCTCTGCCATCGTGGTGTATAAGGCCGCGGTAACGAGGGCCATCATACTGGAGAAACTTCATGCTTTTTGGCTTACGGCTAAGCGTGTGTCCCTCATCGCTTCTTCTTCCGCTTATGCCCTCTTGACGGGCAATATCCTCCGCGCCAAGGCCGCGATGAGGTTGCTGAACATCGCCATGAAGGGAAACCTTTGGGGCCTGGTGGCGGCAGGCGTTGCTGCCGCAGGAGCGGCTCTTTATACCCTGCACAGGCGTGCACAGGCTCTTACGGCCGAGAAAAAAGCCCTCCTGCAGGTTTCCAAAAAGGCAACGGAAGAGTTTCAGTCGCAGGCGGCAAAGGTGGACGTGCTCTCGAAGACGATCGAGAACAACAAGCTGAGCGTCGACGCTCGTCGTGCAGCAATCGAGAAGCTCAAAGAGATCATGCCGTCTTACAACGCTACGATCACGGAAGAAGGCGTGCTGATCAATCATAACACACTCGCGATAAGCGAGTACTTACAGCAGCTCGAAAAGCAAATCAAGATGAAGGCAGCTCAAGAGGAGCTGGAGGAGGCTTACAGAAAGAAGCGTCAGCTTGAGAAGCAGCAAGATAAAGACCGAGCAGCTGTCAAGAAGGCGAAGGACGACTACGACCTCCGCAATAGTCTCGTCAGCTCCCAGGCGAACAGCAAGCTGTCCGGATCCGGCATGCGGCAGCTGGGAGTCGGGATGCAGACAAGTGGGCTCGCGTCCGATTTGTCTGCGGCGAATCGTGCTCTCGAAAAGACTACTGCAGAGCTGGAGAAGAATCAGTCTGTGATAGATGCCCTCGACAAAGAGATCACGACCTCTACCCAATCTCTCACCTCCTCTGCGGACAAGACGGCGGCCGCAACCGTATCGCTGATCAAAGTGCAAGAGGAGCTACTGGAGCAAGCGAAGCTGCTGCCGGAAACCTCCGAGGCGGAGATTGCGGCTAAGAACAAGAAAATCGAAAGCATCGAGAAAGAAATAGACCGTCTTCGTGATCTTGGGCGCACGTCTAAGAGTGCCGCCGCTTCTGCTGCAAAGGCGGAAAAAGACCGTATCGAGTCGGTAAAAAGTGCCTCGGCGGAAGAAATACGTCTCTTCGAAGAGACGCAGACACGTATCCGCTTAGAGGCCAAGAAGCAGCAATCCGCCGGCAAGATTACGGCTGAGACCTATGCGTCTATCGTTGCAGCAACGGAGAAAGCATCCGCGGACTTTCGTCTCGAGCAGTATCGAGAGCTGTATCGCACGCTGGAGAACCTCGAAGTCAAAAACGGCAAGGATAAGAAGCGAGCTGTCGATGAAGCGTCTGCTGCCATCCTTAAATCTGAAGAAGCCGTCATCGATAAGCGCATCGCGCTGAATGCTTCCTTGTCCGCCATCGGCGAAAAGGCCTTGGAAAAGGTGTTGAGGAAGCAGCAAGAGGCAAAGGAAAAAGCAGAGAAAGCGAGGGTGGCGAGCAAAGCCAGCGACGAAATGCGTCAGCAGTTCGGACTTGTCGATCCGGACTTCGAAACGAAAATGAAGCTTGCTGCCCTCGATGAGTACTATCGCCAGGAGCTGAAGAAATACAAGGATAATGCTGAAGTGCGACAAAGGCTCGCAAAGGTCTATGCTCAAGCAAAAGCTAAAATCGAAATCGACGCCGAGGCGGAAAAACTGCAAACAATCGCGGGCATGGGCTTTGCCGGGCAGCTGGCCGCATTTGCTCAAGAGATGATCTCTCTTCGTGATCAGCATCGCCAGGGGCTGCTCGAGGAGCAAGAGTATCAAAAGAAGAAAGCAGACTTGAGGAAGCGGTTTACGGAATTCTCCGTGAAGGCGGTGACGGAAATCGCATCTGCCGCTGCAGGCTACATGCAGGAGCAGGAAATGATCGCTGTCGATCAGAAGTATGCATCCGAGATCGCAGCAGCACAAGGCAATCAGGAAAAGCTGCGCGAGATCGAGGAAAAGAAGGAAGCCGAGAAGCTTGCTATTCAGAAGAAATATGCGGATATAAACTTCATCATCAAAGCTTCGGAAATCATTGCCAATACAGCGGTCGCAGTTATGAGGGCTATGGCGGAACTTGGTCCTATTGCCGGACCGATTGCAGCCGTTGCCATGTCTGCTGCCGGCACGCTCCAGCTCGCTGTTGCCAATCAAGAGAGGATGAAGGTTAAGAACGCCCAGCCGGGAGGTGGAGGAAGCTCTTCTTCGTCCACCTCCGGCATGCCTATGCGTGTGGCCAGTGGACGCGAGGATGGCGGATATATAGATGTAGAGCGCGAGCAGGACGGCAAGCGTTTCCGCGCCATGCACGAGCCACGCCGGCGCGGCTATGTAGATCGCCCTACTGTGATAGTCGGCGATGGCCCTGCGGGTCGCAGTCGTGAGTGGGTGGCCAGCAACGATGCTCTGTCTAACCCCACTGTCGCTCCCATCATCCGCATGCTTGATGCCGCTCAGCTCAGTGGGCAGATTCGCACCATCGACATGGGGGCTGTGCTTCGCCGGCAGCTGGTCGGTCACCGGTCCGGCGGATATATCGCAGGATCCGCATCACGAGTAGACACGCCCCCACCGGCGACTCTGCCAGTCGGCAGCAACGATCGCGCGGTGCGTGCGATGGAGCGATTCGTCGACACGATGGAGCGCGCAGGTCGGGAGGGGATTCGTTCGACTGTCGTATTATCTGAGCTTCAGCGCAAGCAGGCGCTTGTCGACAAGGGTTCATCCATAGCCAAGAAAAAGTAATGACTATCAAACTGAAATCTGGAGAACAACTCGATCTCCCTGTCGACTTCTCAGTCGAGATCTGTCGCATCAACCCGTTCTTCTCCGAATACGGGGAGCATAGCATTCCCGTGCGGCTCCCGCCATCCCCCAGCAATGCTCGCTTGCTGGGTTTCCCGCACGATGTCGGGATGGGGACTATCAAGACCTCTTTCGATGTCACGCTGCAGGATGGAGTCTTTTTCTATCCTGCAAAAATGGCGCTGCTTTCTGCTAACGAGGCAGAGGGTTACGAGTGCAACTTCGTCTTAAATCTGGGGCAGATGTACTCCGCCCTGCAGTCCGACAAGCTGTCTACCGTAATCGAGAAGCAGTACACGCGCCTCGACTATACCACTGCCACAGCTGCAATGCTGCATCTCGAAGATGTTGCACGCAAGAATGAGATGACGGATGAAGACTTGATAGACATCTTCCCCGTGCTTGCGGATGCTCATATTTTGAATGAATATCAGGAAACGACAGCCCACCCGGGGCGGGTCTTTGCAGCGTACCGGGATCGTACGATCGACATAGATGGTCAGTCGACTGTGATCCCTGCCGGCTTTCTGCTCACGCCCTTCCTGCGCTTGCGTCCCTTGCTTGCTCGCGTTTTCAAACACTACGGCTACAAGGTCGTAGACTGGGGAGCTTTGTCGGAGCACCCCTATCGGGATATGGTGTTGCTGAACCATAACTACGACACGGTGGCAAACGGCTATATAACGCCGCTCCAGCTTGCTCCTGACTGCTCGGTGAGCGACCTTCTATCTGCCGTGGAGGGTAAGTTCCTATCTCGATGGGTCGTGGACGAATCCACGACCTCTGTCCGGTTCGCCCACTTCGATAGCTTGTTGTCGGGGGATAGTACCGATATGACGGATCGACTTGCCGGCAAGCCGACCTTCAGCTATCCGGTGCGGTATCGAAGACTGGAACTCAAGAGTGCATCCTATATCCGCCCCTCTTTTCCTCGAGGCGTGGATAACGAAAGCTTCGAGCAGACAGAAAACTTGAAAGAAACACTGAAGAAGCGATTCGGCCTCTGCGTGGATGTGCGAACCGGTATTCTGTATCGGTATATGGTGCTGCGAGACATGAGTGGCAAGCTGCTTGCCGTCGGCTCGCTTATAGCAGACTATATAGATGAGCACAAGTCTTACGACCCCGAAGCGATCGATTGCGGCGATACTGTTCCTGCGATGCAGCTTCCGCTAACAAATACAGCCTTCAGCAATGTCGCTATTCCGCAGGTGGGAGAAGGTCGCTGGCTTAACTCCTTCTGTCGATTGTCAGATGGCAAGGAGGATAAAGAGGATCGCAAGGGTGAACTGCCTGTCATGTTTGCGCTGCCAGTCGGTAGACCTGGCGGTCTAAGGCAGGGGGGGCTGATAGATGCCGCCTCGCAGAAGTCACTTCTTTATCATGGAGAGCAAGGGCTATTCGCTTTGTTTGGCAAAAAGTATGATGAACTCTTGCGATACGGATTGACCGAGGCGGAGGTGCCTGTGCAGTTGAGAGGAGTCGACAAGATGACACTGTCGGCCGCGAGGCCGATTATAGTGTCCGGCAATCGATTCTTGCCCGAATCGATCGATTACAGTACCCGGGCGGACAGCATCTCTGTGCTCAAGCTGCGATCTCTCACGATGAAGCCGCACCTCAGCAGTCTTGACGCCGGGTATCTTGTGAGCGTTGATTACATCAGTTCGCTCAAGTCGGCCATGTCGCAGCTCCCGACGCACTCATGGTCTATCGAGCGGAGATGGCGTTTCAGCCCTGTGCCGGAGCACGCTCCGGGATCGCATGTTACCTTTTTTGCCGACGATATGTATGAGTGCCCGAGCGGGTACGACTTCGACCCGGGTCCAACGACAGGGCTGGGGAACGACTATCCGGCGAATACTATTTACTACTGGGGAGACGCTATCAACCAGCTGTCCGAAGCCTTCAAGCGGCGTGGCGATCGTGTCGTACCTGCCCCGACACCTGAACAGATCGCAACAGGTGGCTGCTACGTGTATGCCGTCTCGCAGATCAAGACGTCCGAAGCCACTACTCCCCGGATAATATAGAGCCGGATCCGGGTGGGGGGCATGGGAACAATCCGCCGAACGTACCGCATCTGGATTATTTCGTCCTTTATTTCTGTCTGAAGGTGAAGGCCTTATAATTCTTGTCCTTTGCTGCGATGGACGGGACGCGTTTTTTTGTGTTGTAAAGAGATGCGAATATGTACAGACTACTTGATGCTTTGTGGCTTGCAGGGGTACACTATCTCGGCAACTTGAAACCGATAACCGTAGAGACGGACGAGTCCGTATTGTCAGCTTCTGTCTCCGTGTCGACCGGCTCTTCCGTTGTCGCGACAATACCCTTGAACTATACCCCCTCCGGAGGTCGTGTCACAATCGACCTCTCCGATTTGCTTCGACCTTATTTCGAGTTTCAAGTGCTCGCCCCCGCGTGCGCCTCTTCAAGCAGGAACGCATGATGCTGGATGTCAAGGTGCGATTCATGGGAGCTGCTCAACCCTCGTTGTCGTTCCGCGTGATCCGCGGAGGCATATCGGGTGTAGAAGACAACGTGGAGGAGTGGCTGCTGAAGAATCCGCTCTCTTGGCAGCCTCGTCGAAAATATGTGATGTACAATCAGCCGGAGTGGCTTACTCTCTATCTCCGATCCGGGGATGTCATCGTGTATACTATATACACAAATAGTAAAGGTGCGACGCCCATTCAGGCTGCGGGGCTCTCGCAGCAGACGACAAGCACAGGCGTCTACACCATCGACGTCTCACCTGCAGCGATACGAAAGTTAATAGACATCGCTGCCGACGACTATATCACTTTCTACAAAGTGACTACCACCGCCGGCGTGGAGATGCAGTACGTCCTCGACTCTGCTAAGAGCGAAGAAGAGCGTTGGTTCTTTTGGCAGAACAGCCTCGGCGGAATGGATACGGCTCGCTTCTGTGGAGAAGAAGTGCTACTTATCAACTCTGAGGATAAAACCCTCTCTCGTCAAGATGAAACTCACACTTACGGAGTCGAGCTGCCGGCGCGCTGGAGGCAGAACACCGGCAGCATTTCTATCCGCGAACGGGTGTGGTTGCTCGACTTCTTCCGCTCACCGCATCGATATCGATATCGAAACGGTGGGCTGCAGGCGATCATTATAACCGAATCGGGAAGCGAGAGCTCGACGTCGGACAATATCTACGATTACAGCTTCACCTATGAGCTGTCCGACGACGAAGACTTTTTGAACATCGGGATACTCGAGGCGCCTCCATCCTCGTTGCCTGCGGTGCCATCGATGGATTTTCCTTTACCCCCTCATCCTTCTGATCTCGCACCCTTGTCCGCGGATGAGGGGGTATTCTTCGCGGGCTTTCACAATAACGTATGGGGCGTTATCGGCTATAATCAGTTGCTCGGCTCCCTGCAGAACTCGCTTAAGGGCTATATAGATAAGCTGATCAAGGATTACACGGCTTGGTATCTCGCTCAAAGCGGCATACAGTCTTCCGCGAACACGGCGATCTTATCATCGTTCAGCGCACAGCTCAAGACACTGCGTGCGTCCAAGGATCAGATAATCGGCAGTGTTGTGGACGTGGTGAAGGTCGCTCTCACAAACGCGGATCGAGAGGCGCAGGCTTCTTTGGATGCATTGCGTGCGTACTTCGTCGAGCATCCTTTTGCCGGCGATACGGCTCAAGACCTCATCGTCGCAGTCGAAGATGCGCTCGGCAAGTACGGAAAAGTGCTGTACATCGCGCATAAGTCGCTAAAGGAACATCTGACAGATCAGATGCTGCAACAGCTGGCGCAGATGGGAGAGGACTGTAATGCAACAGCTTTGGGCTACGCGAACATGGCACAGCAGCAGGCCTTCAATCAAGCCCAGGCGTACACGAACCTGACTGCTGTGACGATTGATACTGCAATCTTGTCAACTCAAAACCTTTCGATTTTCATCCGCTCTACGGAGGGTCTGATCATCAAGCAGGAGCCCTCAACGACGTTAAGCGTCGGTGTCCGGTTCAACGGGGCGGATATAACGGACGAGGTGCTTGAGATGACGCCGGCGGTCAACTTCATCTGGAGAAGAAGGACAAAGACCGGCGTGCATGACGGTATGACGGATGCGGAGTGGGAGGACTATGCGGTCGGCAGGCATGAGATCGTCGTGAATCGTGCATTGACGGACAAAATCCGTTTTTGGTTGGAGACTTCCGCCGCTGATGACAGTCGAATTATAGAACAGTTTAGATATAAACGAGTATGACTTCTGAGATTTTAATAGTAAACTCAATCAAGGACGGTGCCGGGCTCTCGCTTTCGGCTAATTCTCTCGCATTGTCTAAGATTAAAGAGTTGCAGGCGTCTTCTTTGCCAAACAAGGATGCCCTTATCAATAGCATAACGAGCGCTGTCAATGTCATCGTACAGAAAGACCAAAACAACGAGATCGATTATTCGAACCAGAATGCGCCCGAGATTGCAAATTTCAATAAGGCTTTAGGTGACGCTTCTTCTGCTCTCGAAAGCGACAAAAAGAGCAAAATCGGTAGTCTATCTGCCGCGCAGGTTACGATCAATCAAAAGATCGCAGAGTCTGCCGGCAAGATCACGAGCCTTGAAGCTTTTCAGGCGTCTCAGGGCACAGTGAATGCGGCCAACCTTGCTGCCCTTCAGGGGCTCCAGTCCGATATGCAAGTGGCTCTGAAGAACAATATCGAGTTTTTCACCGGCAACTATATCCCGTCTCGATTCAATGCCCCCGCGGAGGCTTGGGACACGATCGAGCTGTGCAAACTTCATGAAGGAGATGAATATACGCTGCGCGTAGATGAGTCCAGTCCTCCGGAAGCACAAGGACTGAACGCTTATCAATATAAATTCCTCCGAACGGTTAAAGGAGAGCCGACATCCGTCAATGACTTCAAATGGGAGATGGTCGGGTCCGGACCGATCGCTTCTTTGAGCGCGTCGGTCTTAACACTCAACGATAAGGTCGAGCAGAACAATTCGAACGAGAATTTTATTGGCAAGGTGAATGTCAACTCTGTGGCCATTATCAACAAGGTAAAAGAGCCGACGGCGGCTCTCGCCTCTCAGAAGCTTAAGGCTGATCAGGACTTCAAGGATGCCGTGACACCTAAAATAAATCCGGTGTCCGGAAAGTGGAAGAAGGCGGACGGGTCAGACTCTGACAACTACGCTGTTGCGGACAAAGTCCCGGCTTTTTCCTCCGCGGTTCAGGCGGCGAACAGTTCAGCGGACAATGCAAATAATAAAGCGACTCTCGCTCAACAAAAAGCGGACGCAGCAACCACCGCCGCAGCGTCAGCAAACGAAAAGGCATCCTTGGCCAACACCGCTGCAGCTAATGCAAATAATAAGGCGACCCTGGCGCAGCAAAAGGCTGACGCAGCGAACTCCGCTGCAGCGTCGGCAAACGAAAAGGCATCCCTTGCCAACACCGCTGCTGCTAATGCAAATAGCAAGGCGACCCTCGCGCAGCAAAAGGCGGATGCAGCAGGCTCTGCTGCCGTAGAGGCTCTTAATGCAAAAACTATAGTCCTCAACGCTAAAGACGCAGGCGAGTTTTCAAACGTCCGTCTTTTCGTCGACCGCGTTGGGGATTTTCGCAATGGCAAGGTCGTCAATGGCATTGGGGGGAAAGTGGCATTGACGCCTCGTTGGTTCCTCGGCGGCGTGGAGAAGCAAATACAAGGATCCGGCAAGACTATCAAATGGTATAAAAAAAACACATCCGGCGCGGATACGCTGAAGAAAACCGTGACGGCGACAGGGGCAGTGGACGTCCGACTCCTGTTGTCTGACGGTGAAATGGGTACTTATTATTTCGATTTGAATGTATAATGCTTAGCGAGCAAGAGAACGTATTGGATTTGGTGGCCGAGCTTGACGCTGTGCAAGCTCAGCAGCTTCTGCAGGTCGGACAGTCAATCAACGACCTGTGGGATAGCTTTGGGTCTCCACACTTGTCTCAAAAGGTCTCTTCTCTCAGCGCCTACATGTCTCTCATCTCACAGATGGAGACAAAGGCTTTGCAAAAGGATGGGAACTCATACGTCTGCGACACAATCGATATTGCGTTTGCAAACAGCCCTTTCATCCTTCCAGACCCTGCCGTGATGGAGGGACGTGAGTTATCGCTATTCAAGTCCTCTGCAAATACCTACTGCGGAGGATACGATGGATGCATCTATGTGCATTATAATGCATCTACCGCTTCCTATCTGAGAGGAGGTGTAGTATTTGGCGGAAGTCGTGATATACTGCAAACAACGACAACGACTCCTCCGGCGAACGGAATTTCGCATTCGTCCATATCCGGCTGTATAGCTTATTTTCCACGGCCTGAAAACGGGACCTATGCGCTCAAGGAGATTGCTTGCGGCGAACAAATTATTCTAACATTTCGGGCGGTCTCGATCCGCGGGAAGCACTACTGGCTGGTTGTCAATCAGTCGGAAGGTGCAGCGAAACTATCGCACACAGAAGCCTCTGACTTGCTCATAGCAAAAAAGAAAGTGGCGGGCGAAGTTACATGGGTGGCGAAGCTTAATGGTGTCATTATGCCTCGCAACTATATCACGTCGAGCAATTTCAGCGTGACGGATGAAATGGCTCGGATCACGTGGAATGGGACAAGCAGAACGGTATACATGACCGTCCCTTCGACTCTCCCAGACGGGTTCGAGTTTCGTGTTCAGAATAATTCCCAAAACAGCATTCTACTGCAGGGTGCTCCTGTTGTAGGGGGATTCGTTCCATCCCTCGAAGGAGCATTTACGAGGTGAGAAAAGACAATGGATCGTTAATTATTTATCCCATCCTGGCGAACATTGACAGTTCGACAGGTCTGTAATTGATACAAATAAAATGACAAAGACAATCAACAGAAGACCGTCTGGAGCTACCAAGTTTTACTTGGCTTGTGCTCTCATCTTTGTAGGAGTTGTACTCCTATTTAGTGCTTTTTGGGTGCCACCTTGCGGCATCATACACGAGAGTATTTTGGTCGCATTTGGCGAGATTTTGACGTTCGCCGGAGCCCTTATCGGTATTGATTATACATACAGATTTAAGCTACTGCAGCTTAAATCCGGCTTGCGCAAGATAGTTCGAGATGAAATCGTACGCGAGACCGGAGAGGAGGAAAAAAGTTATGAAGATTCTTATTGACAACGGACACGGCGAAAACACGTCGGGCAAGCGATCTCCCGACGGCCGATTCCGGGAGTACCTCTACACGCGTGAGATTGCGGAAGAGGTAGTGGCTGAGCTGCGTCGACGGGGCTACGAGGCAGAGCGTATTGTGCGAGAAAATATCGACGTTGCGCTTGCTACACGCGTCCGTCGTGTCAATGACGTGTGCAAGGAGCTGGGCTCCGCAAATGTCTTGCTCATATCTATCCATAACGATGCCGCAGGAGACGGCTCCGGCTGGATGCAAGCCGGTGGGTGGAGTGCTTACACGACTCCCGGACGCACCAACTCCGATCGGCTGGCAGAGTGTCTGTACGATGCGGCAGAAGTGCATCTGAAAGAGTATGCAGCACAGCAAGCAGCCGGGAAAAAGGACGGTCGCTATTCCTCAGCGCAACGTCCGTTCCGGATGGATACGGGCGATGGAGATCGCGATCTCGAGAGCAACTTCTACATACTGAAGAATACGCTCTGCGCTGCTGTCCTCACGGAAAATCTTTTTCAGGACAATCGTTCGGATGTGGAGTTTCTCTTGTCGCCTGCAGGGAGACGTGCTATCGTGAGCTTGCACGTAGAGGGGATCGTTAACTATTTATCATCCTCACCCGCCAGAGGTGGGGCATTACAATAATCAATAATTTCATCAAAAAGCTATGGAGCAAAAGCAAGTAGTAGACAAGACGGAGATCGTACACTTCGTCACAGTCAGCGAGATGTCTAAGGCGTCTAAATCTAAAGTCTCGCGTAAGCATTTTAACGAGGTCTTTTCGTTCGCCTATGGGCTTAATTTCAAGGGGATCTCTCTGCTGCAGAAAGAAAAGATCATCAAGCAACTCAACGCTATCTGTCAAGATGGGGATACGTCTGCTCTGAAGAAGCAGCACGTTCGAGAAGTGACAGGCAGAGGAGGTATCAAGTTCCTCTACTGTGAGGGCGTTCGCCTGACGCTCTTGCCCTTCAGCGTGTGGGGCTGCAAGGGATAAGCGCGCAGTTCTGAAAAAAGAAAGCCGGGCACATTCGAATGCGTCCGGCTTTCTTTTTTTTATCGCTGGGAGAGACTATTCTTTCTGCTCTTCGATTATTCGCTCGAGGTCGGATCGCGACTTAACGACGATCACTTTTTCATCCATCTCGATATATCCCTTTATCTCTGCAGCCTCCGGGGGGAAGAGTTCCCTCGTTGGCACCTCGAGCGCCTTTGCGATATTGTCTAATGTGTCAAGAGTCGGGTTCTTGACCTTGCCTCCGAGGAGGCGGCTCACCGCCGGCCGGGCAATGCCGGCTCTGTCTGCGAGTGTCGTTATTTGCATCCCGCGCCTGTCCATCAGCTCTCGTATCCGTGCGATTATCCTGTCTATGTCCATTTTGTTGCTTTGTTTGTTACGTCTGCAAATATAGCGTTTTTGCCTTTTGTGTTACAGGTTTTGCGGTGCTCGTAACATAAAAGTGAAATTTTTGCCCGAAAAATTTGGCGGAGTTGATTTTTGTGTTACCTTTGCAGTACAGAAAAGTAACAAACAAATCAATAAAAGACAGAAAACAATGAAAACGATGGAACAAACAATTCAGAATTACATCAAAGCCCAGCTTCTCGAAAACTATTATGGAGCCATTGGCTATAGTTATAAGGAGTGGCTTAAGGTGTCGGCCGAAAACGAACCGGGCTTCTTCGCATATTTATTTAATGCGTCTGGCGAAGACTCTATAGATAGTATCAACGATCTGTCAGATAGACAACGCGAGTCTTGGGAAGAGTTCCTCAACGAGGTGGATAACCTGACGGTCGGCGACTACATCAATCACTTTGACTCAGATACAGCCGACGAGACGCTACTATACCCTGTTCGCAGGGATGGAGATTATTACTGGATTACTGGAGCCGAGTTGGAAGAAATGTGGGACGAGCCTGCAATACGCGTTTGGGACAGGGATGTTTTCAACGAAAATCGCTGGGAAGAGCGCGGAGGTGACAATGTAGATATGGAGAAGGACTTCGAGTGGATAAAGGTTGGTACAGGCTTATACATCGGCATTTGGTAAAATAACCGCCCTCGCCTAACGCGGGGGCATAAACAAGTAAACATCATGGCTACAACAAAACATTATAATGTATACGTAAGAGGCGAGTTTGTGTGCGACACGTGGCAACAGAACAAGAAAGAAGCAATCGACGTAGCATACTTTCATTACGGATATGGATATAGGAAAAAAGATTTTACAGCAGAGCTGTCAGATGACCAACAACATGGACCCTACCTCGTGGGACCCAACGGACGTCGCCTCCCAATCGAATCTAAACAATAAACAACATAATAGATATGAGACTTAAAAGCTTACTTATTGAAGGACGTTTGGACGAGCTTACAGCTGTCGAACGTTGGACCGTTTTTGGGGATAAGAATGAAATGCTTTGTGTTGATGCGCGGCATTTCGAATTCTACAGAGACTGTGGCGAACTGCGAGAAGATGCGTATACGTGGTATGTGCCTTATTCTTTTGATGGAAAGGCTGTTCAGCCTGGAGACTTGCTTGCAGTCGAGACCACGGTCGGTCACGGCGTCCAACTTGTTGTGGCTGTGTGCACTCCTTATGTGCGTCCGTTGTCCGGTCTGATCGAGGAGGGGCATCCGTACTGTGGCATCATCAGTAACCTCGGAGATACATCCTTGGCCGATGGACGTCGCACGCATGAATTGGACTTAGTCAATGTAATGTAACTCCTGCGACAATGAAGTCCACCCGTATCACCACCTACCTGCGCGCCTCCTTGGCGTGTAGGAGGTGCTCGGTAACCCTCAAGGGGAGCATGCGCAATGCTGCTAATTACCTCGAGCGCTACGAGGTCTATATCGGCAAATACGTGATGAGCAAGGACTTTGATTATATATGCGTTGAGAGCTTTTTTAATTACATACGTCTTAACTACGATCTGAGACACAACACGGTTGTCAAAATTGCACAAACAATCGTGGCAGCTGTAAATCGCATGCGGAAAGATGGCATGTCGGTCGGTCGAGACTACGAGGACTTCCAGCTCAGGGAGGAAGAGGTTACGACCGTAGCGTTATCAGACGAAGAAGTCGGGCGTATTTACAAGCTCAAGGTCAACAAAAAGTCCGCGATCATACGCGACCTTTTTGTTTTCGCGTGCGAGACGGGGCTTCGGTATTCCGACCTGATTGCAATCAGAGACGAGAACATAAACAATGACACCCTATCCATCAAGACTAAAAAGACGTCTGTAAAGGTTGTGATACCGCTACGTCGCCGTGCTCGAGAGATTGTACGACAGCATGGAGGTGCTGTTCGATACACAGACTCGCAGACCAATTACAATAAGCGTGTCAAGACGTTGTGCAAGCGCGCCGGCATTACCGACAAAGTGTTTTGCGAGTACAGAAAGGGGGCTAAAACATATCGTAAATCAATACCCCGGTATGCTCTTGTGTCCAGCCACACAGCTCGTAGGTCTTTCGCTACGAATGCATACCTTGCCGGCATTCTGCCAGCGCGCATTATGCTCATTACCGGGCACAAGACGGAGCAGGCATTTTTTCGGTATATACGAATCGATAAGGTGCGCAATGCTCAAGAGCTGGCCCAGATGGATTTCTTCAAATAAATTTTTCACACCCATCAAAAAATGCGGAAAAACTTGTATAGTACGAAAATTAGTACTATATTTGTGGTGTGATAAAAAACAAGTGAGTATGAAACTAACAGAAAAAGAAGAAGAGCTCATCCGAGCGATTAGAAACTACAGAAAGAGTTATCCAAACGGTCACCCACAGTTGTTGTACTATGCATCACAACTATTTGACGAGCTGATCGAAGTTTTTTAAGAACCGACCCCTCCCGCCTCGGTGGGAGGGGCAAACCCAAAAAGAAATATGGAAACAGTACAGGTCATAAAGGAACAACGAGTAAGAGATCAGATGCAAGACATACTGGTCGACATCTCATGGAGGGGCATTGCTCACCGTTATTTTGGGAAGTCCGCATCATGGCTATACCACAAAATGGATGGCGTCGATGGAAATGGCAAACCCTCCGGCTTTAATGATGCCGAGAAGGAGCAGCTCCGAGGAGCATTGTGCGACCTTTCTGAGCGTATCCGCCGCGCCGCCGACAAACTTTAGCTCTCGGGCGGTAACTCTCCGCCCTTATCACACCTCCGCCCCATGCCGCCTGAGAGCTTCGGCATGGGGCTTTTTTGTTGGACGGTTGGACGGTTGGACGGGAAAATTTCAACGGCGGAGTAGAAAAACATTAAAACTCCCCCTCGAATCGAAGGATGTCCGCGTTTGCTTTTCGCGCTCTCTTTTGCGCATATATCTCAGTTACTGACACGCTGGAGTGGCGTGCCTGGTCGCGCACGGCGATTGCGGGGATATTTTTGTCAAGCATGTCCGACACGCCAGAATCCTTGAGGGAATAAAACTGATAGCTCTCTGAGAGCTTCAGCTTGCGCCGCATCTTAAGCCACTCGTCGCGAAATGCCTTCTCGCTTCTGCGATCCTTACCCGGCATGAAGTTGTCGGAGAAAATGTAGTAGCTGTCAGGGTGACTGTGTATCTCAAGATCCAGCATCATACGGATAACCACTTCAGGAAGCGTCGTGATCTGTTCCTTTCTGTTCTTGGCTACCTCACGGCGTATCAGGATCACTCTATTCTTGTAGCTGATGTCTCCCACCTGCAGCATACTCAGTTCTTTCGGACGCACGAAACAGTAGTACTCGAGGTAGCAGGCAAGGAGATAGTGTTTGTTGTGTTCGCTTAGATACTCATATATCTTACGTAGGTCGCTGGAGCTGATGATATTACGTTCCTTTTGTGGTAGCCGACTTTTGCTGATTGACTTGATTTTTGCGGTAGGGTCGTTGTTGAGATATCCTCGCTCCAAGAAAAACTTGCACATCACACTGATGACACGTATGTAGTTGTTGTACGTCTTGGCCGTATTGCCTCGCTCGATGTAGATGTAGTCCAGAAAATCGTTCAGGAAGCGTGCGTCTATTTGGTAGATGTATGTGATCGGTATCTTGAGCTTACTGTTGTAGTTGAGCAGATTGCGCACCTTCGAGGCATATTCTACGTATGTCGCCTCCCGCGTCACTCCGTCCTTCATGAGTCGCTCTTGTCTGCGTATCCAGTCAGTGACAGCATCCTCAAACCTGGCATAACCTTTTATAGACTCCGCATCTATAAAAGGGTTCCATCCCTGCCGCAGCTGTTCGTTCAGTCGCACGCAAAGGTCGCGCCCATATCGCTTGCGCTCTGCTGCAGGCTTGATATGATTTAGCTTATACCGTTTGCGTCGTAGCTTCTTAAGCGCCGGATCGTAAGCATAAAGGGATACATAAGTCTCCTTACCCACTCGCAGCTCCGCGGGTGAGTAAGACATAATCTCTTCGATATTATTTGCCATGTGTCGTCAAAAAAATTTTTTTGCGACCTCGGCTGCTCTCGATTGATGCGGGACTGTCCCGTATCTGTCCCGCTCTTTTTTATGTAGGAACGGGTAACCGCTTGGCTTATTTGCAGTTACCCGTTTTCCAGTCGGGGTGACTGGATTCGAACCAGCGACCACACGCCCCCCAGACGCGTACTCTAACCGGGCTGAGCTACACCCCGCTTGCTTATTGCGTTGCAAAGGTAGGTTTTTTTATTTACCCTCCAAGAGTTTCGCGATAAAAATCGAAACATTCGTGCAACATTTTCTCCGTTATCTCACATGGTTCTGCCGGTAAGCCTATCCCTTTAAGTGGAATGAGCCTGATTTTGCCTTCCAGATTCTTCTTGTCCTTCATGCAAAAAGCCGTCAGAGCCGGATATTGCTTACAGGTGAAAAAGAAGGGTGAGTAGTATTCTTTGGACCATGAGACCAGTGAGTAAAGGATCTCTCGAGGGAAACTATGTGCCACCACCGAATAATAGAGTTCGCAGATAAGGCCGATTATGACTGCATGGCCATGCGAAAGGCCTATATTTCCCGGCAAAGTGTATGAAAAGCTTTCCATCGCATGCCCGACGGTATGACCCAGATTGAGCATGCTTCTAAGTCCGGATTCGTGCAAGTCCCGATTTACTATCGACTCCTTGAAAGTTACGCTATGCCGGACGATCTCTTCCCATGCCTCCATATTATTACCGAACGGATCGAAAGAAATAACTTCTTTCCATTCATCCGCTCCCATGAGAAGAGCGTGCTTTACCAATTCGGCATGTCCCGACAGCAGTTCACGATCGGGTAGGGTGGACAGGAAAGCACAGTCACAGAAGACCGCTTTCGGCAGATGGAAAGTGCCTATCTCGTTTTTGACGCCTTCGAAGTCTATGCCTGTTTTCCCTCCGACCGAAGCATCTACCATTCCCATTAGCGTTGTGCTGAGGTTTACCGTCCGGATACCTCGCTTATAGACCGAAGCGACAAAGCCGCCCAAGTCCGTAATCGTACCGCCTCCTATATTCAATAATAGAGAGTGGCGCGAAGCACCTCTTTCGCTCAGCCATCGCCATAGGGGCAGGCAGTTTCCCCACTGTTTGATCGTTTCCCCTCCGGAGAGCAAATACCAATCATCCGTGGCCGTTAGTGTTCTGATCGGGGCAATTCGCTCGGCATGCAGCGTTGCCACTGCCTCGTCGCACAAAACGAACAATCGGTCGTAAGCCATACCCGACAGTGCAGGTACCAGCTTACGACCGATAATATCTGTTCCGACGATGACCACAGGCTATAGGGGGATCAGTCCGTTAGCTCTGCTTCGGTCAGTATCTGCTGAATGGCAGCAGGCAATCCTTTAGGATTCTTGCCGCCCGCCGTAGCAAAGTGAGGCTGTCCGCCACCACCGCCCTGTATATGCTTGGCAGCACTTCGTACCAATTTGGCTGCATCCATCCCTCCCTCCGTGAGATCTTTCGAAAGCATCACTGTCAGCGCGCATTTTTCACCACTTTCGGTCGTTCCCGCTATGAGGACGAAGCTCTCTTGCAGTTCGCCGGCAATTTGGAAAGCTATATCCTTGGCCGTCTCTGCCTCCATGATCTCCTGAAAGAGGAAAAGACGGATACCACGGCGACGAACATCCTGCTCGAGAAGCGACTTTTTGAACTTCAGCATGCGCTCGTGCTTCATGTCCGCTATCTGTTTTTTCAGACTTGCATCCTCTTCGAGCATTTTCTTGATGGACTTGATCAGGTTCGGATTGTTGTTGAACAGCTCCTTTACAGCCAGCAGAATATCTTCTTTCTCGTATATGAAACGTTCGGCACCGATGCCCGTTACGGCTTCGATTCGACGAATCCCCGATGCTATCGAACTTTCGGTAACGATACGGAATGTCCCGATCATGCCTGTAGAGGGAATATGTGTACCTCCGCACAACTCTACCGAAGAGCCGTACTTGAGTACGCGCACTTCTTCGCCATACTTCTCTCCGAAGAGGGCCATGGCTCCCATAGCCTGTGCTTCGGCAATCGGCACACCGCGAAACTCTTCCCGTTGGAAGTCGGCACGTATCCGCTCGGATACCAATTCTTCCACCTTGCGGATCTCCTCCGGAGACATCTTGCCGAAGTGGGAGAAGTCGAAACGAAGCACCTCCGGGCTGACGAACGAACCCTTCTGCTCCACATGCGTTCCGAGGACTTCGCGCAGAGCTTCGTGCAGCAAGTGCGTAGCCGTATGGTTGGCTTCTGCCTGGCGGCGTTTGTCCTGATTGATCCGTGCCACGAAGGTGTCTGTCGTGCTTTCGGGCAATTTCTTCATCAGGTGTACCGAGAGGTTGTTTTCGCGTTTGGTGTCGAATACATCGTAGGCTACACCCGATTCGTCGATCAGCTGACCGCTGTCGCCTACCTGCCCACCCATCTCTGCATAGAAAGGAGTGTCCGAGAGTACCACCTGAAAGTATTCCTTGTTTTTCTGTTTCACCTGACGGTAGCGCAGGATCTCTGTTTCCGTTTCGGTGAAGTCGTATCCTGAGAATTTGGATTCACCCTCACGCAGTACTACCCAGTCGCCGGCTTCGACGGCAGCGGCATTACGGGCACGCTCTTTTTGCTTCTGCATCTCCGTGTCGAAGCCTGATTCGTCCACCGTCATCCCATTTTCCGATAGGATCAGGGCTGTGAGGTCGAGGGGAAATCCGAACGTATCGTATAATTCGAAGGCAGCGACACCGTCCAATACGGTGGAGCCGGCAGCCTTATTGTCGGCTATTTTTTTCTCCAGCAGGCGGATACCCGTTTCCAGTGTACGCAGGAAGCTCTCTTCCTCTTCTTTGATCACGCGGCTGATCAGTTCGCGCTGTGCTTGCAATTCGGGATAAGCATCGCCCATCGTATCGATCAGTGTCGGCAGCAATCGGTACATGAACGCTTCGCGGCAGTGTAGGAAGGTGTAGCCGTAGCGAACCGCACGGCGTAGGATACGGCGAATGACATAGCCGGCTTTGGCATTGGAGGGCAATTGGCCGTCCGTGATGGCAAAGGCGATAGTCCGGATGTGGTCGGCTACTACGCGCATGGCTATATCCGAGGTAGAATCCTCACCGTATCCGATTCCCGTCATCGTAGCCAAAGTACGGATAAGAGGCTGAAAGACATCCGTATCGTAATTGGAAGTCTTGCCCTGCAAGGCCATACACAGACGCTCAAATCCCATGCCCGTATCGATCACCTTGTGTGGCAGAGGCGTCAGGGAAGCATCGGCTTTCCGATTGTATTGCATGAAGACGAGGTTCCATATCTCAATGACCTGCGGATGGCTCTTATTGATCAGCTCCAAACCGTTTATTTGGGCGCGCTCTTCGTCCGAACGCAGGTCGATATGTATTTCCGAGCAGGGACCGCAGGGACCGGTATCGCCCATTTCCCAGAAGTTGTCATGCTTATTGCCGTTGATGATTCGCTCTTCGGGCAGAAACTGTGCCCAGTAAGATGCCGCTTCGTCGTCGCGGTCAAGGCCTTCTTCGGGGCTGCCTTCGAACACGGTAGCATACAGACGCTGGGGATCCAGACCCAACACCGTTACCAAGTATTCCCAAGCCCATTCAATGGCTTCTTTCTTGAAGTAATCGCCGAACGACCAGTTGCCGAGCATCTCGAACATGGTATGATGATAGGTGTCATGGCCTACCTCTTCGAGGTCGTTATGCTTGCCGCTTACACGCAGACACTTCTGCGAGTCTGCTACACGAGTGTATTTAGCCTCGGTATTTCCGAGTATGATATCCTTGAACTGATTCATGCCGGCATTGGTGAACATGAGCGTGGGGTCGCCTTTGATCACCATGGGGGCAGAGGGAACGATTTTATGACCTTTTGAGGCAAAAAAAGTCTTGAACGACTCTCTGATTTCTTTTGACGTGAGCATATTCGATTGCACGTAGTAGGTTGTTATTCTTTGATAATGAGGACAAAAATACGAATTTCTTTCCTCACAGAGGGATAACAGAGAGAGTGGAACAGATGTTTTTTCTGTGCTATATCTTATGTTATAGCCGAAGGACTGTTACAAATGAATCGAGCATAAAAAGATTAGGAAACGGATATTTTCTGGTGAGAACCTACTTTCTGTTAGATTGTAAGCAGTTTATATTAAATCGTATAGTGAAAAAGGCTGTTTGTGAGATGATAAAACGTAGGCACCCGTCAAATTCGTAGAAGAATTCGACGGGTGCCTTATTAGTTTGGAGGATGAGCGAGGACTATTGCATTTGAAAATTTATGCTGTTGCTTTGTCTTTTTCTTTTTCAGGACTGTTGCATTAGAAATCGGATGATGTTTTGGCAGGTTTTCTGAGGGCATTTATCTTTTTGCAGAGCATTGAATGAGACCTGTTGCCGGATGTGGAATCCAAAGATGCTATAGCCATCATTTCGTTCTATCTCACGTCGGCTTTCGTGTAAAGGAAGATTGCGAATTTAGTTTGCTTGAAAAGCAGTGGTTTTGAGCAATATTCGAACTGCCGATTCAGGCTTATATTCTTCGCTCATTACACTATATCGATCACAAAGCTAAAGGATTGTACCCGCTCTAATGCCTTTTAGGGGATTGAACTTTTTCCTTACATTTGTCTGCGATGAAGCTCTCTATGAGGAGTTGGATGTCGCTGTCCTGAGAGGCTTTCATCCGAATGAAATTATATAGATAAACGATTAAATGATAGTTAGATATGTGCTGCGAATACCCTCATGCTCCTAATCTTTTCGGCCGATTAAGCCGGCCGATATTATATATATACCATCTTGGTATTGGGACGAATAGTATGATCCCCATGATCCATAAGCAGCAATAAGGTCTCTTACAGTCCCTTCAAAAGAATAAGGCACCCACATGATTCGAGCCGAATCATGTGGGTGCCTCTGTTTTATAAACTTTCGAAGTGGCCTTTTTCGGCTTTCGATTTATATAGAAATGACTTTCGATCTATATATAAATTGAAAACGATTTATATACAAAATGAAAACGATCTATATATTTATCGTAAACAGTTTGTATATAGATCATTATCTTCTCTTCCAAAAGTCATATTTCGACTTGAAAAAGTCCGTATCCTCAACTTTTCGACTTCAATGTCCACTTCCTTTCACCCTCTTATTTGGAATCATTCCAAACTCCTCTTCGTTGTTGAAAACTTTTTTGGTACGTGTTTAGCCTCAGTTCGATCTGTCTATATACCGTGGTTTCGTCTTTGCTCCGAACCCTATCTAGTTGTCCCATAAGGGCTTTTTAAGGGATGGCTAATATATTAGGCTCTAATTGAGCCTGAGCCATGTATATTGGCTCATAAATATGCAATATCGTTTCCTGATAATATCAGAAAGGGTTGTCGATTCCCGATGCTTCGGCGAGGAAATCGGCCTCGGATGTGCCGGAAGAATAGGGGCCTAAAAGGAGGGGATTGTCCTCCGGTGGAGGTAGGGGAGGGGCGAACGATCCGTTGCCGACACCCATTTCCACGGGTGAGCCTCCGATACGGGAATGGCGTTTGACCATGCTCTCGGCCTCAAGAGGTAGGAACTTGGCAAACTCGCTGCGGAAGCGCAAACGTACATCATCCACAGGACCATTACGATGCTTGGCGATGATAAATTCGCCTATGCCCAAAAGGGAGTTGCCCTGCTGGTCTTCCGTGATCTTGTAGTATTCGGGGCGATGGATGAAGCATACCATATCGGCATCCTGTTCGATGGCTCCGGATTCGCGCAAGTCGGATAGCTGCGGACGCTTGCTGTTGATGTCGCCCTGACGGGTCTCCACACTTCGGTTGAGCTGGGAGAGAGCGATGATGGGTATCTTCAGCTCCTTGGCCAAAACCTTGAGAGAGCGTGAGATGGTACTGACTTCCTGTTCACGATTGCCGAACGACATTCCGCTGGCGTTCATGAGCTGAAGATAGTCGATGATGATCACCTTCACGCCGTACTCGCGCACCAGACGGCGCGATTTGGTACGCAGTTCGAAGACGGAAAGGGAAGGAGTGTCGTCTATGTAGAGGGGTTTGTTTTCGAAGTCTTTCAGCTTGGTATCGAGTTGTACCCATTCGTGTGATTCGAGTCGGCCGGTCTTCAACTTCTCACCCGGAATCTCACAGACATTGGACATCAGACGCTTGACCAGCTGCACACTGCTCATTTCCAAATTGAATATGGCTACGGGTATATTATAGTCGATAGCCATATTTTTGGCCATGGAAAGCACGAATGCAGTCTTTCCCATAGCAGGACGGGCAGCAATGATGATCAGATCGGAAGCTTGCCAACCGGCCGTGAGCTTGTCGATAGCAGGGAAACCGGATGGCTGACCGCTGAGTCCTTCCTTACGGTTGGCTGCAATCTGGATTTCGCCCAAGGCCTCTTTGATAATCGGGTCGATAGGCTGGACGTCCTGCTTCATGTTGTGCTGGGAGATCTCGAACAATCGTCCCTCGGCCTGCTGCAACTGATCCTCTATGTCCTCCGTGTCGTCGTAAGCCTTCTTCAGAACTTCGCTGGAAAAGCCGATTACCTCACGGCTCAAAGCTTTCTGTGCCAATATCTTGGCATGAAATTCCAAGTTGGCTGAGCTTGCCACTTTCAGCGTCAGGCCGGCTATATAAGAGGGGCCACCGACCGCATCGAGATTGCCGTTCTTTTTGAGCTGCTCCGTCACCGTGAGCATATCCACGGGCTTCTGATTGAGTGCCAGCTGCGTAATGGCCTCGTAGATCAGTTCATGGGTTTTGAGGTAGAAAGTGCTGGGACGCAGCATTTCGCCCACTTGCATATAGGCATCTTTTTCCAGCAGGATAGCCCCCAAAACAGCCTCCTCCAGTTCGGGAGCCTGTGGCGGAACACGTCCCTCCAAAGGAGCTGTGATGCTCTCCGGAGCAGGACGTTTGGTGCGGGACTTCGTTGTGGCCAT